TTGCTGGAGATAGTAGAACATTCGGTTCTTGGAACATGACTATCTTAAACGATACAGATTTTAAATTGTATCGTGCATTTGAAAGATGGATGAATGGTATCAATAACATTACTGATAATGAAGGTCTTACAGACCCTAACGATTATCAAGTTGATGGTTTTGTAGACCACCTAGACAGAGATGGCAACTCAATCAAGCAATATCAGATTAGAGGATGCTTTCCAACTTCGTTAGATGGTATCGCACTTTCGTATGGTACGAATGATGCTATCGAAGATTTTGGTGTAACTCTTGCGTATCAATACTTTGAAACAGATACGACTACATAATTTTTTTAACAAGTTATAAGGAAATATAATATGGCTAATTTACTTGGATTCCAAATAACTCGTAACAATAACGATTTAGGGAAGCCGGCAGAAGCGAAACAAGCGTTTACTGTCGCCTCCCCTGATGACGGTACAACAACTATATCTGCTGGCGGTTACTTTGGCCAGTACTTAGATATGGAAGTTACTGCCAAGAATGATGTTGATTTAATTAAAAGATATAGAGAGATTGCCCAACACCCAGAGTGTGATATGGCAGTTGAAGATATCATCAACGAAGTTATTGTTTCAGATGAGAGAGATGCTTCTGTATCAGTATCGTTAGACAAACTAATGATATCAGATAACATCAAAGGAAAAATTCGTGATGAGTTTGACGAAGTTTTGCGATTGCTTAACTTTGACGACAAAGGACACGATATTTTTCGTAGATGGTATGTTGACGGAAGAATCTATTTTCATAAAGTTATCGACCCAAAAAGTCCACGAAAGGGGCTTACAGAAATACGATACATTGACCCACGAAAAATTAAGAAAGTTCGTGAAGTCGCTAAAAAAAGAGATAACAAAGGTAAAGGTGTAGAAGTTGTAGAAACAACCGCAGAATGGTTTGTGTACAACGAGAAAGGAATTTCATCAGCAAACTCAAATGCTGGTCTTAAAATTTCTGCCGATTCTATTTGTTATGTAACATCTGGTGTAATTGACCAAACTAAGAATATGGTTATGGGTCATTTACATAAGGCAATTAAACCTGTCAATCAATTAAGAATGATTGAAGATGCTGTTGTTATTTACAGAATAGTAAGAGCACCTGAAAGAAGAATATTCTATGTTGATGTTGGCAACTTGCCTAAAGTAAAAGCAGAAGCATATCTGAGAGATGTCATGGCAAGATATAGAAACAAACTTGTTTATGATGCCGCTACTGGTGAAATCAGAGATGACAGAAAACATATGTCAATGCTTGAAGATTTTTGGTTACCTCGTAGAGAAGGTGCAAAAGGCACAGAAGTTTCTACACTATCTGGTGGTCAAAATCTTGGTGAGATATCAGATGTTGAATATTTTCAAAAGAAATTATATCAATCTTTGAATGTGCCAATGTCAAGAATGGATTCAGATAATGGATTCAATATGGGCAGAGCCGCAGAGATTACAAGAGATGAACTGAAGTTTACAAAATTCGTTCAGAGATTAAGAAAAAGATTTACTGGCGTCTTTAACGATATACTGAAAACACAACTCGTGTTGAAAGGTATTATCACAATTGAAGATTGGGGTAAAATAAAAGAACACATACAGTACACTTTCTTGAAAGACGGGTACTTTGCGGAATTAAAAAATGCAGAGATACTAAGAGAAAGATTAAGTCTTGCACAAGAAGTAAGTCCTTATGTGGGTAAATACTATTCTGTTGAATATGTAAGAAAGAATATCTTACAACAATCAGATGAAGATATTATTGAAATTGATGGGCAGATTGCCAATGAGATTAGACAAGGAATCATTGCCTCGCAAGATATGGGCGAAGATGAATATGGTGATATAAATATAGGAGATGAATAATTATGTCAAATGAAAGTGTAGTAAATATGGTTGATGCGTTACAGGGTGGCGACAATGTTGCAGCTCAAGATGCGTTTAAGAGTGCGTTGACTGATAAAATTGGTATGGCGTTAGACGCTAAAAGACAAACTGTTGCAAACGACTGGCTAAATGCTGGAGATGAAATGGAAGCAATCGAGGCAGGTTCTGAACTATCAGGACAATCTTCTTTTGATGATGTTGCGGCTGAAGTTGATGCAGATGACCATGTTGATTTTGAGATTGATGACGACCAAGTAGTAGAGGAAGAGTAAGTGAGCGAAATTTCGTTTAAAAGTTTCACAGGTAAACTGGATGAACGAAAGACTTCATTACCAACTACGCAGTTTAAAAATTTATCTCCGAAGATGAAAGCGGCAATAACAGACATGTATGCAATGATAAACAAATCGTCTGACCCTCTCATCTCTAAGATAGAAGGCATTGTTAAGACAATATCAAAGAAACACGGTGTTAGTGTTACAGATATTGAAGATTATATTGACAACGAATTAATTAAGTAAAAGGATAAGAAATGGCTATTGCAACAAGAACACTCAAAGATACAAAAATTGCAACAGGTAGTGGCGCTGCTGGTGGTAAAGTAACTGTCTTAGTAAATATGAATGACAATACTACTGCCGACTCGCTTGTAGTTGATGCAAGTGGTTTAGCAGGACATGCTAATGGTGCAAAACTAGACATCACAAGAATATGGTGGGCATTAGTACAAGGTACTGCTGATGACAACACAGGTTGGGTTTCGCTTTATTTTGAAGGCGATACTGATGTTACAGCAATTAATCTTGCAGGTACAGGACACTATGATGGTACTGCTGGTAAAATTGAAAACAGCGCAACAAATACTGGTGCAACTTCCGGAGATATAAAGTTAAGTGCTTATGGTGTTTCTGGTTATGTTATGATTGAACTAAGAAAAGACGAAAGTTTTACTGCGTAATTTCTCATGGCAATTAGTAATGTTACGGTTGTGGATACCACTTCCAAGTACATTGTTAAGTCAACAGGTACTGGAAGTGAAACTGACCAAGAATTGATTGATGCGAATGCTCTGTCAGGTGGTACAAACGAATCGCTCATATGTTTAATTGAGTGTTATTATTTGATAGAGGGCACAGGAAAATTAACAATTAGTGCTGATAGTGAAAGTACTGATTTAGTTTTGACTGGTAAAGGTAAGTATGGATTAAGACCAGACCAGTTAAAATTTGGTAACGACAAAAAAATGACACTAACAACAGACTCAAATGTTAAGAGTTATTTGTTAGTAACAGAATTTAGGAGAAAGTAAATGGCTGATGTTGTAACAAGTCAAACATTAGTAGACACTACAGGAACAAAGACTGTAATGAAGTTTACTAATATGAGTGATGGTTCAGGTGAAACACTTGTAACAAAAATGGACGCTAGTGCGTTGACATTTATGACCGAAGATGGGACAAAGAGTCTTGCAAAAATTTGGTGGGCAATTAACACAACAAATGGTAAGTCTGGCGTAGAACTATTGTGGGCAGGAAGTGGCACAGATGGTGTGAATTCAACAATAGGATTTTTTAGTGGTACAGGATATCACGACTACTATACGGCAGGTAATGCTATTCCTAATAATGCGACACTAACTGCAAACACATCTCCTGCAGGCGATATTCTAATATCAACAAAAGGTTTTGTTGCAGGCGATAATTATACAATTATATTAGAAGTAAGGTAAATGGCTCAAAGAAAACCTAAAGACCGTTCTCGTGAAATCTTAGAGAGAATAGTCGGGACTAAGTCGAAGGCAACTTTGGCTGAGGCATTTAAAGTGGCATTTGCAGAGAAGTATGATGTCAAGAGAGATGAAATTAAACAAGGTATAGTCGATAAAGTCTATAACAACGAAAAGGTGGACAAATGAAACTAATTACAGAAACAATTGAAGATATTGATTTAATAGTTGAAGGCAACAGTAAAGGCGGTAAAGACTATAAAATCAAAGGTGTCTTTATGCAGGCAGATATTAAGAACCGTAACGGTCGTGTATATCCTGTAGGTACTTTGGCAACTGAAGTCAAAAGATACACAAACGAATTTATCAATAAGAAAAGAGCTTTCGGCGAACTGGGACACCCTGACGGGCCAACAGTTAATCTCGAAAGAGTTTCTCATATGATAACTAGTCTAACTCCAGAAGGTAAAAACTTCATCGGTGAGGCTAAAATTATGGATACTCCTTACGGCAAAATCGTCAAAAACTTAATTGACGAAGGCGCACAGTTGGGTGTATCTTCAAGAGGTATGGGTTCTATATCTAACGGTACAGTTGGTAAGGACTTTTATCTCGCAACGGCGGCTGACATTGTTGCAGACCCGTCAGCACCTGATGCCTTTGTAGAAGGTATCATGGAAGGAAAAGAGTGGGTATGGGACAATGGCGTACTGAAAAGTAAAACCGTTGAAGAATACAAACAAGAAATAGAAAAAGCAAAAATGCACGAACTTTCAGAAGTGAAGGCAAAAGTTTTTGCGAATTTTATTTCAAAACTGTAAAAAAGTACGCAGATTCACCAGAAAGCGTAAAGTGGAACTGGTGATTTGTATAAATAATTATAATTAACAAATTAATTA